CGCACCAGCTCAGCCGGGACGAGCGCATAATCGCAGCCATAGCCGAGGAAAGCCGCAAGGTGATCCGCGTCGGACATCCCGAGGCGGTCACCGCGCTTTTCAACCTGGTCCGCGACCCTGAGCACCGCGACCACGCGCGCGCCGTGGCAATGGTGATTGATCGCTGCGATCCGGCCATCACCAAGCACATGGTTGACGTGACGCACCGACACGAGGATCCCGACCGCACCGCGCTGGAAGAATTGAAGGCATTGAGGCAGCTCGGCGCCACGCGCGAAAAGCTTCTCCAGTTGTTCGGACCGAATGGCTTGGACCGCCTGGAAATTTTGGAGGCGGCCGAACTCGCTCAACGCGCCGCACAGGCAAAGGTGATCGAACATCGCGCCGAGGAGTTGATCGATGGCTGACGACGCACCCGATCCGGCCCGATTGCTGAAACTCGCCCGGCAGGCACTCACGTCGGCTGAATACCGGCGCAAATTCCATGCGGCCGATTTTTGGGGCCCGGCCGAATTCTACGATCCGCAACTGAGATTTTTTGCCGCTGGCATCAAGCATCACCAGCGCTTGATCCGTGGGGGCAACCAGGTTGGTAAATCCTGGGCGGCAGCATTTGAGCTTGGGCTGCACCTTAGTGGCGCATACCCCCGTTGGTGGCAGGGCCGCAAGTTCAACAAGCCGATCCGTGCATGGGTTGTCGGCGTTACGGGTCAGCTTGTTCGTGATGGTCCGCAACGTCAATTGACAGCAAAGCCGGGAGAATTTGGAAGTGGCGCACTTCCTTTGTCAGCGTTCTCGGGCCGCCCTACTATGGTGCCCGGAGGCACTGGCAGTATTGATACGCTGAATGTCGTGCATGAAACGGATGGCAATCGCGACGGAATATCCAGCTACACTTTTAAATCGTTCGAACAGGGCAGCGATAAATTGCAAAGTGAATCTGTTGACGTTGTGTGGATAGACGAGCGCTGTTCAGAAGAAATATATTCTGAGCTGATAGCTAGAACGAGCGCTACGTACGGGATTATTTTTCTCTCTTACACGCCACTCAAAGGCGGCGGAAATTTAACGTACAGATTTTTGAACGAATTTTCGTCAGATCGTGCCGACATTCGGATCGAAGCAACAGACGCCAAGCACATCAGCGCCGAACGCCGCGCGCAGCTCGAGGAAAGCTATCTGCCGCACGAGCGCGAAGCCCGCATTCACGGAATCCCGCAGCTCGGAATCGCCCGCGTGTTTCCGTTCCCGATCGAGAGCTTGCTGCGGCCGGTCAACCCGGACACCGATATCAAGTCATGGGCTCGCTACATCGTCGGCATCGATTTCGGCTACGGCCATCCGTTTGCGGCGGCTCTCTGCGCATGGGTGCCGGAACCCGAGGAATTTTTCGTCATCGACGGTTTCAAGATCGAGCGCGCCGAGGCCTACGACCATATCAAGCGTATAGCGGGCCTATGCCGCGGGCTGCGCATTCCGATCGCATGGCCGCACGACGGACTGCAACATGAGAAAGGCAGCGGCGAAGCACTCGCCGACGTCTATCGCCGCCTTGGTGCACCGATGCTCGGCACGCACGCACAGAACAAGAGCGGCGGCTTTCATACAGAGCCCGCGATCGAGGAAATGTGCGGCTACATGAAGCGCGGCGCATTTGCGATTGCCAACCACATGAGCGAACTCGCGGAAGAAATTCTTAGCTATCACCGCGACGAGGATTACAAGATCGTCCGGCTTAGAGACGATCTGATTTCAGCCGTGCGCTACGCCTTCATGATGCGCCGCAGCGGCAAGCTGCCCGACGAGTGCGAGCGCTTTGGCCGCGCGCCGGGCGTTGCCGACGATGGCGCCGGCTACATGCCGCGACCGTGGAAAAACGATCGCAAGCCGCAATCGCGATTCGCCATCGGCACGCCAAATCATTCCGACGGTTCGTTTGACCCCTTTACCGGCCGCTGAAAATGGCCGCCACCGAAAGTCACCAATTCTCGAATATCTCGGCGACGACCGGCGCGTTTACGCTTATGGGAGGCAAATATGGCCTCGACATTTCGGCGACTTGGGGCGGCGGCAATGCGCAACTTGAAACGCTGGCGCTAGACGGCTCGACCTGGATCAACGTCGGATCGTCGATCACCGCGAACGGCTTCGCGAATTACGACCTACCGGCGGGCCAATATCGGATCGCCATCACGACGGCCACTGCGGTCTATGCCGCGTTGACCACAATCCTCGAAACCTGAGAGCAACAAAATGGCCCTTGGAGCATCAACAGTCTCCGATGCAGGTGGCGCGGTCTCCGACCTGTTTGCGGCGCAAGGCGATCTGTCCAAGCAGCAGGGCGACCTCATTGAACAGAGCATGTACACGAGCGACGCCGGGCTCGCTACACAGAACGAGCAATTCACCGCGCAGTCCACCGCGATCAAGCTGGCACAGCAGAGCCGCGCCAATGTTCAATCGCAGGGTCAGACCCAGGCCGACATCGCCGGCGCCGGGTTTGCAAATTCCGGCAGCTCGCTAAACATCCTCTCCAGCAACGCGCAGCAGGCCGCACTGACCACGCAAGTTATGCAGCAGCAGGGCCTCATCACCGAGGCCGGCTACACCGAGCAGGCGACGGCCTACACCGATCAAGCCAAGGCGGAGGGCGTCGCGGCGGCAGCCGCCGGCACCGCGGCGAAGGGTGCCGATATCAGCGCCGCGATCTCGGGCGTGGCGGCGGTGGCGTCGTTGTTCACTGGCGGCATCGGCCCGAACCTGACCGGCCCGACCAACAGCGGCGGCGACCAGGGCATGGGCGGCTGGGCCCCTGCAATGCCGGGCCTGTAGCGATGCCCGTCAAGATCAATCCCGCCAGTTCACAGGCCGCGCCATTCATTTACTGCGATGGAGTCGCGACGTTCGGCGTTCAGGGCGGTGTGCTGCAAATCGAGTTGGCCGCGAACACCATTGTTCCGGACGGCGCTGGAACGAAATCCGAGTTTCTGGTCGTAGCCCATTTGCGGTGCGCCCCCGAGGCGGCCAAAGCAATTCGCGATGCGATCGACCGAGCGCTTGAAATACCCAGCGTCGAAGCCGGCATGATGCCGATGCCGGCGGCGACAAGGCCGAATTGATTATTTGTACGGCCGGCGAATCAGATATCTTCGGCGTTGCTTGGTTTCATAGCTGGCGCATCTACCTCTCCTCTGTGCGCCGGTGATGGCCAGCTCAGCACACCTTGGGCCCCGGCCGTCAAACGTCGGGGCTTTTTTTGTGCTCCTAACCCACGCCGATCAGCAGCAGAAATCGATTTACGATTGCCGCAGTTCCGGCAGCCACCACCAAGAATCTTAGCAGGCGGGCCACCCGGGCATCGCGCTCATACTTGTCAAGGAGCCAGAGCACGACCGAGCCAATAAAGCAGATGAACATTGTGTGGATGAAGAACGCAATCATTGCCAGTTCGGAACTGTATCGGACTATTTTTGTTTCGCCCAAATGTACATGACGCGCACAATTGCATCCTAACTCATTGCTACTGAGTCATTTTTCAGTTTGGCCGGCATCGAGAGTTTAGGACGCCGCGTCCTTTGACATTTAATTAAGCCGGGCGCACCATGATTGCGCAGCGGCCGGGTGCTTCAAACACCCGACCGCCACTTGCCACCGACAGCCTTGCGGGAAGTCGATGACCGATTCCTCAAATACCATGAATCTGCGCGGCTTCCCGCCCTGGTGTGTGGCTCAATCCACAAACATCAAGGAGCAGAAGTCATGTTGTCTGAAAATCTAAGCGACCGGGCTATGCCGCCCGGCGCACCCCCGTCTGCTGTACCTGATCCGATCCTAGCCGCGATAGCTGATCATCGCCGGCTATGGCTGGAATACTGCGCTGCGGTCGAAGATGTTGAGGAAACGGCCCGTGTCAACACTCAGACGCCTCTCTTCAAACGGCAACTAGATGCCATGATTGCCGAGCGCGATCGGTTCGACAAGGCTGAAAAGAGGGCGCTTGCCGCGCTCAGCAAAGTAAGACCGACGACAGCGGCCGGGGCGGGCGCACTGGTCGCTTACATTCGCGAGGATCTGAAAGATAGTGATCCATCATCATGGCGTTTGAGTGCACTTGGTAACGTGGCGCGTGCGCTCGCCACGATGGGGGTGCGGTCATGAGCAAACTCACATCACGCCGCGCCATCCTGGCCGGCGCAGCATCCGTGCCCGTGCTAGTAGCACTGCCGGCCGCCGCCCTTGCCTCGACCGAGCCCGATCCGGTCTTTGCTGCGATCGATGCTCACCGTGAGGTTCTCCTTCGAGCAATGGCGGCTGCCCGCCACTGTTCCAATCTTGCAGTACGTGACCAGGGAAAGAAGGCAGCGGACGCCGCCCAAGACTTCGCGTGCGCCGCGGAAGATGATGCTCAGTGGGAACTGGCGAACGTTGTGCCAACCACGTTTGCGGGCGTCCTAGCGCTGCTCTCATATCTCAATGACTTGTACACCGGCGGCATCGCTCTTCCCAAAGATAGGGATTGGTATTCAGGCGAGGAGTCGGATGGGATTTCGTCATTCGCCGACGAAGAAGTTCTCGAAAAATTCTCCGGCAAACCGCTCGAACTGCCACTTATTTTCTGGATCACGCGCAACATTCGAACGGCGCTGCAAAGGATGGCGGTGCCGTCATGAGCGCGGAAATTATTCAAATCGGCACCTCTCGCGCAAAACTCACAGATGGGCCCGTTGTTGATCGCGATGGTAGCCTGTTTGCAGAAATGTGCAGGCCCATGCATTTCCTGGAAGGAATGCCGTTTGTCGGCCCCGAACCGCCAGCGGATTCAAGGAGCACGTGGAATTGTTGGAACGATGTACCGACCAACAGCGGACTAGACGACTTTCAGCGCGGCGAACGCTATGGTCGAATGGTTGTGGCTGCGATCACGGCGCGCGCTGAGGATTACAATGGGCACAAGCTTGCGCTGAGCATTTCCGCAATTGACCTGGAAAAAATTCTCGAAAGCATGATCCGCGACGGTGTTGCACGCACGTTGAAAGGCGGCAAGCATAGCAGGTCGCCGGTGACATCGGCGATGAAAGGGTTCTTCTCCGCGTTGACTCGGTTCATCGCCGGCATTCGCGACGGCACTTAGAGCATATTTCGGGTGGATTGAATCGGGGGATTCCCTGGGATGTTTGGATGATGGAGTATGGCGGCATTGATTCGATTTTTGGGGGTAGATCG